ATAGGTTGGAATTGAAGTTACTAAAACAGAACTTTAAAATGAGACTAAAGGGAAATGTAACCCTTTAGTCTCATTAATTTTAATTAAAAATTATTTGCCTACTATTAAACTAACAAATTTTGGACTAAATTTTCCTAGAACATTCCATAAAGCATGTATAAATACAGATATTCCATATCCTAAAGTTTTAGATTGTGCGTCATCTAACTTAATAACTTTTTGAACTTTTTCATTTTTTGATAACCAATGAATTATAGTGGTAGAAAGATGCATTAAAACTGCAGCTGTTCTTGCTCTAATTGCTTTTAATAAAGGTAATTTGTTAATTTTAGTTAATTCATATATATACCCTGAAAATTCATATGCATTAAAAATTATAAAAAATTCTTTTTCAAAATTTCCAGAAGCTGCAAATTTTTTACCTAATTCTTCTGTTATTGGAGCTAAAATACAAGATCCAAGAATATTTGCTATGTGTGGTCCACAAATAAGATTAAAAATTATAGAAAACACTAGTCGTGATATAAGTATATATAAAATTGCTTTTAAAGCATTTTTAATTTTAGTAACATCATATTTTCCATTTTCTAATTTTTCTGTATCTAAACTTTCGAATAATAATTCTTCTAATTCCTTAAATAATTCTTCTAATTTATGTGCTATTGATTTCGAAGATTCTTTTTTAACACCTTTATTTTTTATATCATATACTATTGAAGATGCTGTACTTTTAACAGCTATTTTAGCTTTAGCATAAATTTCATCATTATTATTAAATAATTTTTTTAAATCTCTGTCTAATATATCACTTATTTTTTCTTTTATATTAAAAGATTCTTGTAATATATAATCAAAATCTATAGACTCAGAAAGTAAATTACAAGCTTCAGATAACTCTTGTATTTGTTCTGGAGTAATTAAAACATCTGGAATTATATAACCATTTTCATTTAATTCTTTAAGAAATATACAATTTTCATATAATAAAGTATTAATAAAAATCAATTCCTTTCTTTTATTAAATATAAAAATTTATTATTAATTAAATGTTTTTTATAAGCTATTTATATTATAAAATTACAGTTAACATTCCAATAAATATTAAAAGAAAGGAGATAATAACTTATGAATAATTCTTATATTATAGATACTACAACTGATAATATATCATTTAAACGTATGTATAAAATCTTAAAATCATTAGGTATAAAAAATAATAAATTTTTTTTAAAACTTTATGATAAAACATTACAAGGAGTTAATCCAAGAGATGAAGCTAATTTAACTAAAGAACAAAAGATACGTATTTTAGCTGAAATTAAACGTAATCCTTGGTATTTCTTAAGGGAAGTTGTTGTTCTTAACGTCGCAGGTGGTAAAAAAAGATATGAACTGCATCGTGGTAATCTTGCTATTTCTTGGTGTATGTTTAATAATCTTAACTCTATTTCTTTATTACCACGTCAGCATGGTAAAACTGTATCAACTATAACTAATTATGAATGGTTTTATAGATTTGGTACTTCAAATTCAAATATGTTATTTATGCATAAAGACTTTGGTGGTAGTAAGAATAATTTAAAAATTCTTAAAGACATAGACGAAAATTTACCTTCTTATCTTAAAGCTAAAGATAAGAAAGATATAGATAATTTAGAATATATAGCCAATGTTACAACTGGCAATACTATAAGAGCATTATCATCTGCTACATCAGCTAGCGAAAGTGATAAACGAGGACGTAAAATATACTGCGTTTCAATAGTATATAAACTATTGTCAAAAATTTCTTAATTGCTGGAACATACAAAAAAAAAAATGATAATCAGCAGCTTATTAAAAATCAAAAAAAAAAGAGACAGTTAAAACCATCTCTTTTTTCTGTAGCTATTTCTTGACACACCCCTACTAAACTACCGTTCTTTGTAATTTCCTTGGGATTAAAATTACATTACTAGGTAAGACAGATTTCTAAGTAAGCTACATGTGTTTTTTACCTGCCTTAATTTAAATATATATTATAAAATATTATAAAATAATAATAAATAAAATAGAAGAAGTTAATATTATTATCTTCCTTTTTTCTATAATTATAATATATATTTATAAATCTTGAAAATACGATTTTTAATAAGTTCAACGACTAATTTTTACATTCTTAATAGAATGGAAATTGAAATAATCCTAATTAGGATTTTGATATAGTCTCAACTTCTATAGAAATATAGAGAACAAATTACATGAATTAATGACTCATGTATTAAGGTCTTTGGGTCTCACTGCACCTCTCGTCCTTTGGGATGAGTTTGCGTTTTTAAAATATAACAAAATTGTATTCCAAGCAGCCGCACCTGCACAGTCTCAAGCAAGAGTAGAAGCAAGAAAGCATGGTTCATTCTATGGCTCTACTATTATTACTACACCTAATAATATTGATAATAATCCTGAATCTGAAGGAACTTGGTGTAAAACAGAAATGGTAGAAAAAGCATGTCGCTTTGATGAAGTTATGTATGACTGGACTTTAGAGGAAGTTCAAGAATGTTTAGATAAGAAGAGTGATAATGACTTCTTATATATAGAATTTTCTTATAAACAATTAGGTCGAGATGAAGCATGGTATAGAGAAAACTGTCGTGCATTAAATAATGATTTACTTAAAATTAAACGAGAAATCTTACTTGAATGGACTAAAGCATCTGATGTTTCTGTATTTTCAGAAGAACAATTAGTAGCTATAGAAAAATATCTTAAAGAACCTGTTTCTAAGATAGTTTTAAATAAATTCTGGTCTATAGATCTCTACACTACAAATATTGATTATGAAAAACCTTGGATTATTTCCTGTGACGTTGGCACAGGTCTTTCTCAAGACGCTTCTGCTATTACAATCTTCCATCCTTTAACATTTGAAATTATAGGTGAATTTAGAGAGAATAAAATTAGTACTGATGACTTTAAGAATTTAGTTTTCAATTTAGTTGGATTCTATTTTCGTAATTCAATGGTAGTTATAGAAAATAACTCTATTGGTGTAGCAATACTTCAAGCTTTAATGAAAACTCCTATTTCTAGAAATTTATATTATGAATATAAAGATAGAAAAGCTACTAAAATAGAAAAATCTAAAACTGAAATAGTACATGTTAGTAAAAAAGAAAAAATTCAAATTTATGGTGTTTCTACTAATAGTAATTCTTCTGGTAGTGGTAGTAGAGATTTAATGTTAGAAATTTTAAATGATGCTGTAAATAATGAACCTGAAAAACTAGCAACCCCAAATCTATTCTCAGATATTAAAGGATTAGAACGAGATAATAAAGGTAAGATATTTTGCTTTTATAAAATTTTCTTAATTGCTGGAAATTCTTATAATTTGATAAGAGAATCAGCAGCATAGTATTTACTATGTTCAACGACTATTTTGTACATTACATGTGTAATGGAAATAGAAAGCTTTTAATAAATAAAAATTTAAGGTAAAATAAAACATTTTATTAAAATATAATAAAATGAGGTATTTTACCATGACAGAAGAAAGATTTAATAAAAATAAAGAAATATTCATAAATCGTTTAAAAAATGAATTTGGTGACAAATATGAAGTTATTAATGCATATCATGATTCAAAACAAAAAGCTATAGTATATACTACTAAATGTAATGATTGTGGATATGAAAAAACAGCAATTTCAAAATATTTTTTTAAAGGATTTGAATGTAGAGGATGTAAAGGTTTAGCTCCTTATACCACGGAAGAATATAAAAAACAAGTATTCGATTTAGTTGGTGATGAATATACAGTTTTAGGTGAATATATAAGTGGTGACAAACATATTAAAATGAGACATAATTGTAAAGATTGTAATAATTTTGAATGGGATGTTATAGCTGGAAATTTTATAAGAAAAGACCATCCTACTCGTTGCAAGTTATGTAGTAATAAAAAAGCTATTGAAAAAACAAAAGAAACATTATCAGTTAAAGCTAAAGAACATTTTTATGATATTTTTAATAATGAAATTTTAAATTCTAATAATTTTGAATTACTATCTGATTATAAAAACGATACAACACATTTATTATTAAAATGTAAAAAATGCAATAATACATTCACTAGATTACCATCAAGTATAACAATACCTAAAATTATTCGCTGTGATTATTGTGAGGAACTATCAAAACCAATATTAAAAATAATAGAATTTTTAAATACTTATAATATTCAATATTATAAAGAATGTTATTTTCCTAAATTCAAAAGTTTAAAAAATGGTAATTCATTTCGTTATGATTTATTTTTACCTAAATATAATCTAATAATCGAATATGATGGAGAACAGCATTTTGATAAATCAAATACTTATAATACATATGATTTGGAATTATACGATCAATTAAAAAATTTAAAAATTTTATTATCATCAAAATATGCTATACTAAGAATTAGTAAAACGGAAGTAAATAAAATAAATGAAATTTTATATACACTACTATTTGAAAATAGTTTTAAAACTATAAATGAAAATAAATTATTGTATATAAATAATGATTCTAGTATTTTATATAATTATAATGAATATTATTCTTCTAGAAATAATAATTTTTCTTATAGTATGTCAGAAACAATTAAATTTTATTTATTAGATGAAGATATAGTCTCAGTCACTATGGAAACAAAGTGAACGATATTTAACAAATATCAAAAAAGATAACGAAAATTGCACATAGTGTGGGCGGCCATGACGACTCACTATTTTCTTATTTAGTTGGTAGATATGCTCTTGCGTATGGTACTAATTTAGCTCGTTTCCAAATGCCTATAAATGGTAAATCTTCTAAAGATAGAAAAACTAATATGATTAGAATGTCTAAAAATCTTAAAGAAGCTAATTTAGGTGAAGCTAGAACTAAAGCTAGTAAAGCTGGTAGTTATAATGGATTAGC